AGAAAGTTGAAAGCGATCTTGTTGCAATACAAAAAGAATATCAAGATGCTTATGACGCTGGCGACTCAGAAAAGATGGTGTTAGTCCAAAAGAAATTAGCCGATGCAACTTATGAACAAAGAAAGATTGAGGAAGCGGCACAAAATTGGAACAATCAAAAAGCTAATGGTGTTGATAAGGGAGAGCCTGTAGCACAACCTCAAACTGGACAAGCCCAACCTTCTCAACCTCAAGTTGACCCTAAAGCTGCAAACTGGCTTAAGAACAATTCTTGGTTTCAAAAACCAGGGAATGAAGAAATGACAGCCGTTGCTTATGGTTATCATGAAAAACTTATCCGCTCTGAGGGAATAGATCCCCGTTCAGATGAATATTACAAACGAATTGATAAAAGATTAAGAGAAGTTTTTCCGAATTACTTCGAAGATTCGGAAGAAGAAATAACTCAGGAAGATACTGATGGTTCTATTGAAACAGAGATTCCTGAAAAAACAGGTTCTAAACCTGCACCCGTGGTCGCTTCGGCTAAACGAAGTAATTCAAAAGCATCACGCAATGTCAAGCTAACAAAAACACAAGTTCAGCTTGCTCGTAGACTCGGATTAACAAACGAGCAATATGCAGCTCAATTAGTGAAGGAACAAGCCAATGTCTAAAGAGCGTACAAAAAGAACTGCTGAGACTCGTGAGAGTCAAGAACGCAGCAAACCTTGGACACCTCCTTCTGTTCTACCAGAACCAGAGCCTAGAGATGGCTGGGTTCATAGATGGATTAGAACTTCGATGGCTGGGCAAGCTGATAATAGAAATGTATCAATGCGATTTCGTGAGGGCTGGGAGCCTGTAAAAGCAGAAGATTATCCTGAGTTAGAAGGATTTCAAACTGATGTACAGTCTAAATACCCTGGCAATATTGAAATCGGTGGACTTCTTCTCTGTCGTACAGCAGAAGAAACTATGAAGCAAAGATCTGAATATTATCTTAAAAAAGCCCAAAATCAAATGGACGGTGTCGAGCAAAGCTATATGAGAGAGAATGATCCCCGTATGCCTCTATCAAAACTAGAGTCTTCAACGAGGGTTACTTTCGGAAAAGGTGGTCCTGATAAATAATTATTAGGACTGAAGTATAACTCGATTTAAAAGGAGGTTGCTATGAGTGCAACTGCTGCTCCGTTTGGGCTACGCCCAATAGGATCTGTGGGAGGATATACGCCACAATTAAGGCAATACCCAATCCTCTCCAGTGAATCTACAAGAATTTGCTTTGGTGATGTCGTAAAACTCACTGACGCAGGTTCAACAACAACAATTCAAAAAGATACAGGCACAACAACTGCTACGCCAATAGGTATTTTTATGGGTTGTCGTTTTATTGACCTTAACTCAAGTCAATTAACTTTCAGTCAACAGTGGTCAGGTGCCGCTAACACTGAAGGTATGGCTTATGTTATGGATGATCCAACTGCATTGTTTACAATTCAAGCTGACGCTACTGTAAACGATGATGACTTAGCTGCTAATGCTGCTCTTGTTCAAGGAACATCCAGTTCTACACTTAGTATTTCTCGTGTTTCCCTAGACATCAGCACAGCCGCAACAACAAATACTTTACCAATTCGTATTGTTGATTGGCTTGGTGGTTATGACGGAGACGAGAAAGGAACGGCTTTCCCAATTATGGTTTGTCGCTTCAATGCTGGTCATCAACTTTCACTTATTGCTAGTGGTTCTACATCCACAGCACCAAGTGCAGCTTAGAGGAGTAATTATCTAATGGCTATTTCAAGAGCGCAACTCCTCAAGGAGCTATTACCTGGTCTTAATGCATTGTTTGGTTTGGAGTACAATAAGTACGAAGACGAACACGCAGACATTTATGAAAGCGAAGCTTCCGATCGTTCATTCGAAGAAGAAGTAAAACTTTCAGGCTTTGGTGCAGCTCCAGTGAAACAGGAGGGTTCTAGTATCGCATATGATACAGCACAAGAAAGTTTCACAGCTAGATATAACCACGAAACTATTGCAACAGGTTTCTCTATAACTGAAGAAGCAATGGAAGATAATCTTTATGATTCTCTTTCTGCTCGTTATACAAAAGCCCTTGCAAGAGCTATGGCTTATACCAAGCAAACTAAAGCAGCAGCTTTACTCAACACAGGATTCGACACTTACACAAGTGGCGATGGTGTGACATTGTTTAATGCATCTCACCCAACAGTAGCTGGTGGAACTAATTCCAACAGACCTGCTGCAGGTGCTGATTTGAATGAAACAAGTCTTGAAGCCGCTGTTATTTCAATTGCTGCTTATGTGGATGAAAGAGGTCTTTTGATCGCTGCTCGTCCTAAAAAGCTCATTGTTCCCCCTGATTTAATGTTCGTAGCTACTCGTATACTAGACAGTACACTACGTCCAGGCACATCAGACAACGATGTAAATGCGATTAATTACAGTAGCACTGTTCCAGAAGGATATGCAGTAAACCATTATTTAACTGATTCAAATGCATGGTTTTTAACAACTGATATTCCTAATGGAATGAAGCACTTTACCCGTACACCGCTTTCAACAAGCATGGATGGTGACTTTGACACTGGAAATGTTCGTTATAAAGCAAGAGAAAGATATAGCTTTGGCGTATCTGATCCTCTTGGTATTTACGGATCTCCTGGTTCTTCATAAGAACTTTGTATTCGATTGGGGAAAGGGGCTTCACAGCCCCTTTCTTTTTATGTATAATAAAATATTCCTGACAGCTACATGGTGTAGCTGACACTAGCCACGACAGGAGATTACATATGGCTAATACAACTTTTAACGGACCAGTTCGTTCAGAGAACGGGTTCGAGCAAATTACTAAAAACGGCACAACAGGTGCTGTGACAACCACTCTCGACATTGACACAAGCGGTAATATTACAACAACAGGTTATGTTGCCGAGCAAAAAAGAGTGATTCGTCAAACAACTGCTGACGGTTGGAACGATGGAGCGGTTACTTTAACAACAGCACAAAAAGGTTCTATTATTCTTCTTGATAAGGATGAGGCAACCGTTGTTACTCTTCCTGCAATTACTTCATCAGACATTGGTGTTTACTATACATTTATTGAAACAGTAGCATCTGATAATGCAAGAACAATCGTAACAGGCTTTGACAATGACTACTATGTTGGTGGTCTTGTTGTTGGAACAACAGCAGCAGAAAATGGATCAAAGTGTTTTGTACCAGCAGGTGGCACAGATACAACAATTAAGTTTGATGATAATCTTGCTAACGGAATGGGAGCTTTAGGTTCAACAGTTTATCTTCATGCTGTTCTTACAGGTAATACTGGAGCAGGTGGTGGAGCAAAACTTGTTTGGGCTGTCACAGGTCACGTTGGAACTTCCGATGCAAATGGTGATGGTACTGCTATCTTTACATAATAAGGAGTAAGATATGTCAGCAAATGATGTACAAGCCAGATATATAGCTCCTGCGGCATCTGATGATAACGGTATCTCTACTGCGGCTACGTTAAGTGGAGCAGGAAACTTAACCATCAATGGTGCTTTAGCCGATGGTGGTTCGGTTACTTTAGACGATGCACGACAAGTTATTATCACAAGTGCAGGAGATGATAGCGGTGATACGTTTACCGTCACTGGCACAGATGAAGCAGGCGATGCCCAGACAGAAGCTATTACAGGCGCTGACACGGGTGTTGCTACAGGATCTAAATACTTTACAACAATAACGCAGATAGCAGCTTCGGGTGCTTCTGCTGGTAATGTTGAGGCAGGAACAGGAACTTCTGTTGCTGCTAAAATTACCCGTAATCGTGTTCGTTTACGTGGGTTGCAATATGTTTGCAATACAACAGGCGGCACAATAGAGGTAAAAAATACCAGTGCAACGGGATCATCACTTTATAAGTTTGATGCTAACAATGTAGACGATACGATTTATCCAAGCATACCAGACGGAGGAATAGTTTTCTCAGGTGGGGCATATGTAGTTTATAACCAAACCCACGTAGTAAGCTTTACAATGTTTTATGAAGGATAAACTAAATGGATCTCGACCCGGTTATACTTTGGAACATTGTATTAACTGTGGTTGTCGGTCCAGTTGTGCTTTGGGCTAGATCAATGGCTGCGGAAGTCAAACGGATAGATGTCCTCCTTAATAAAACTAGGGAGGAAACTGCCCGTGACTTTGCAACGAAACGAGACCTTGAAACTGATGTTTCAAGGGTACTCGCACAACTAGATAAAATGGATAAAAAACTCGACAGATTATTTGAAGATAGGAGAAAGTAAATGCCAAGTGGTAAAGGAACATACGGAAGCCAAGTAGGCCGACCTAAGAAAATGATATTTGGTGGTGCATTGGTAAGGGGTGGTATGAAATTAGCAAAAAACCTTATGCAGAAAAAAAGTAAAAAAATTATTGATATAGAAAAAGTAAAAGATCTTAAAGGAAATATTAAAGGAAGAGACATCGCCAAACAAAACAATCAAGCTGATAAAAAGGTTTTAGATAGTTTTAAAAACAATGTTCCAAAAATTGGACAGGATGTTGTAGGTAAGATGTACGGTGGTGCAGTTAAAAAGAAAATGTACGGTGGCAAAGTTAAAAAAATGGAAATGGGTGGCAAAGCAGGCTGTCCTATGAAAATGCGCGGTGGCGGTATTGTTGAAGAAATTAAAAGATCTCCAAATGCGGCTATGGTTTCTGATAGTTTAAAAAGAATGGCAGGGATGTCTGGTAAGATGGACGCTCCTGTTCAACGTGGAATGAGAAGGCAAAGACCTCAAAAAGAAATAATGTAAAGGTTATGAACAATGGCAACAAGCGGAACAGCCACATTTAATCTTGATATAAATGAGATTTGTGAAGAGTCCTTTGAAAGAGCAGGACTCGAAATGCGTTCTGGTTACGATTTAAAAACAGCACGAAGAAGCCTTAACCTTATGTGTCTTGAGTGGGCAAACAGAGGTATTAATCTTTGGACTGTTGAAGAAGGTTCAGTAACCTTGGTTACTGGCACTTATCAATATACATTGCCAGCAGATACAATGGATTTACTTGATCATGTTTTAAGAACAGGATCAGGAACTAGTACGCAATCTGATTTTAATTTAGCCCGTATATCTGCAACAACTTATTCACAGATACCTGCAAAATTAACCCAGGCACGACCAACTCAAATATATATAGACCGACAAAGAGATGCGCCTGTAATTAATTTGTGGCCTGTTCCAAGCTCTACATATAACAATGATATAATTCGGTACTGGCGTATTAGAAGAATACAGGATACTGGGACATTGGGAACAAATGATCCTGATGTGCCATCAAGATTTTTACCTGCATTGATCGCAGGGCTGTCATACTATATAGCAATGAAAAAACCAGAAGCGGCACAAAGGATACCTGTTTTAAAAGCTTCTTATGAAGAACAGTTTGAGCTTGCTGCTTCTGAAGATAGAACAAAAGCACCATTAACATTTGTACCATTAGCGGATTATTTTGGACCATGAGTAGACCATACGCAAGAGGAAGATATGCTTTTGGATTCTGTGACAGAACAGGGTTTCGTTATCCTTTAGATGAGTTAATTTTTGAAGTTAGTAATGGTGTCAGGACGGGAATGAAAGTTGGTCGGGATGTTTATGATCCTGATCAACCTCAAAATAGTTTAGGAAAAGTACAATTTTCTGACCCCCAAGCTTTGTTTGAGCCTCGACCAGACCAAGGAATCGAGGCAAGTAGAGCTTTTTTTGGATGGAACCCTGTTGGTGATGGTGGCGATGCACCTGATGGTAACGGGGATATGGGTTTAACAGGCAGTATTGGCACTGTCACAGTATCGGTGAGTTAATTATGGCTTGGACATTAACAACTTTAAAAAGTGCAATACAAGATTACACAGACAATAGCGAGACAACTTTTGTAAATGATCTAAGCACTATTATTCTCAATGCAGAAGATCGCATTATGAGTCTTGTAGATCTTCCTGATTTTAGAAAAAATGTAACAGGTACTATTTCTTCTGGGAACAAATACTTAACTATGCCCACGGATTTCTTGGCACCGTTTAGTCTTTCTGTAACCACCTCTAGTACAGTTTTCTTTCTTATAAATAAAGATGTTAATTTTATGCAAGAGTCTTTTCCTACGACAACCACAACGGGAAGACCAGAGTTTTATGCAATATTTGATTCATCTAACTTTGTCTTAGGTCCAACACCTGATCAATCTTATGATACAGAGTTGCATTATCTTTATAAACCGACAAGCATAACAACATCAGGTACAGGAACTTCATGGCTCGGCACTAATGCTGCTGATGTTTTATTATACGCATCTCTAGTGGAAGCTTATACTTTTATGAAGGGCGAGCCTGACATAATGGCTGAGTACAAAGAAAGATTTAATGAAGGTATAATGCGACTTAAGAATCTTGGAGAAGGTCGTATGACTAAAGATCAATATCGTAATGGTAAATTAAGGATACAGGAAAGCTAATGTTTGATGTTTCGGTAGATATGAATGTAGGTCATGTGGATGTAAGCACGACTCATTACAGAGGTCATAGCGTAGATGATTTAACAGATATGTGCCTTGATCATATTATGACGGTATCAAAAAACGCACCTCCTGAAATAAGAGATCAAGCCTTTGTTTATAAGGAAAGAATTAGAAGTGTTATAAAGCACTATATGACACAAGCGGTAAAATCTGATAGAACTACATTATATAATAAAATGACGCAAGAAGGTCATGAGGATATAGCAAAAGCTATATTGAAATTTTAGGAGATTGATATGGCAATATCACAAGCGATGTGTACCAGTTTTAAACAAGAGTTATTGGTAGGAACTCACAATTTTACAGCAAGCACTGGTAATTCGTTCAAGCTTGCTTTGTATACATCAAGTGCTTCTTTGGGTGCCGGGACAACAGCGTATACCTCCTCTAACGAGGCAAGTGGTACGAACTACTCTGCAACAGGATCTGTATTAACAAGTGTCACACCGACAACAGACGGCACAACTGCTATATGTGATTTTAGTGATTTAACTTTTAGCAATGTAAGTATTACTGCAAGAGGTGCATTGATTTATAATGATACACAAGCAGACAAAGCTGTTTGTGTACTGGACTTTGGTGGCGATAAAACTGCAACTGCTGGAGATTTTACAATTAGTTTTCCAACAGCTAATGCTTCTTCAGCGATTATAAGGATTGCATAAATGGCTGATATTACTGGTTGGGGCAGATCAACTTGGGGCAGTGGAGCCTGGGGAGAAGCCGAGCCAGTAAGTGTTACTGGAGTTGCAGGAACATCGGGACTAGGTAGTGTTACGGTATCAGCAGATGCCAACTTAACAGTAAGTGGTGTGTCTGCTACAGGTTCACTCGGAAGTATAGTAGTAAGACTTCCAAAAACTGTTTCTGTTACGGGAGTATCAGGAACTGCATCTTTAGGAACAGTCAACGTATGGGGTGAAATAGTCCCCAGTCAGACACCAGAGTGGGCGGCAGTCTCTCCGAGTCAGTCACCGTCTTGGTCTACAGTAACACCAAGTCAAAGCCCATCTTGGACTGATATAGCGGCATAAGGATAAGAACAATGTCAAGTACATATACAACAAATACTGGGATAGAAAAACCAGCCACAGGTGATAGATCGGGTACATGGGGAACCATGACTAATACCAATATGGATCTTATAGACCAAGCCCTTGATGGGTTTATTTCTGTTACTGCGGCAGCCACAGGATCTACAGGTTCACCTAACACCCTTCCTATTACAAACGGATCTGTATCCAATGGAAGAAACAGAATTATTAAGATAGTTGATGGTGGAGATTTAGGTGGCACAGTTTACTATCAGATAACTCCGAATGATGCAGAAAGATATTTATGGATTGAAAACGGTTTATCAGGCTCACGATCAATTCTTCTTTTTCAAGGCACATATAATGCATCAAATGATATAGAGGTGCCTGCTGGCAAAACTAAACTTGTTCGGTCAGATGGAGCAGGTAGTGGTGCCGTAGTTGTAGAGGTTGCAGCTAATCTTGCTGTTACAGGATCTTACCAAGTCGATAACCTTTTATTGGATGGCAACTCACTTACATCAACA